CAAGCAGGCATGAGTGTAGCAGAATATAAGGCTAAAGTCCATGAACTTGTTAACTGAATTGCTGGGTGAACATGAGTTTGATATTCAGTATCCCAATATTGCCGAAGTCGAGTATGACGACAAAGGAAAGCCGAAGCAATCATGGATGAAAGATTGGACTCAAGAAGAGAGGACTGAAAAGTTCTTCGAGTTCTGTCGCGAGTATGACTTACGCCGTGACTCACTTCTTCGTGACAACTATCAACAGTTTAGTCATCGTCTCCATTGGCACGAGTGTCCATTTGTCGATGAGATGAAAGAAGTCGATGACTTTCGAACTGTTCTCGAAGCATGTTTGATTTTCTCATTTAGCAATGAACACTGGAAAACTTTCAGAGCATGGAGATCTGGTGGTTCTGAAGCCATGCGTACTCGATTTATGACTGAACGTCATGCTCGCTCAGATCTTTTTCAAATCTATTATCCAAAAGATACGAGTGTAAAAGATTGGCTATGCGAAGTTCCTACTGCATTTGCAGAGAAGCATGCTGATCAAATCTTTGCTTCTCGTAATCGTCCTTATACGATGATGGAGTTTGCCAAGAAGTTGAACGAGATCTTTGTGAAGGAGTATGGATTCCGTAATGCCATGTATCCTTGCAAGAATGCTGCTCGACACGTGGCGATGACTCATCCCGACTGGGTGGATCCTGACTCGTTTCTTCATGGTGGCACAGGTTACTTCGATGGACTCAGTCAAGTATTCGACTGTCCGAATCTGATGAGTAAGAGTAAGTATGATATCAATGAGTTTGGTGAGTACATTCCTCTGAACGATGCAGCCAAGATGCAAGTCGAGCATATGAATTACCTCAAAGCACATCCATCGAATCCGATTCATACTCATAACTATCTCAACCTTGAAGACAAGCTGTGCATGCATTATAAGTATATGGCAGTCAAGTTTGGAGTAAAGTCACAGACGATGCAAATCCCTTATGATTGGGTATATCCCATTGAATGGTCTCTTCGAACCAATAATTATGATAGGTTGACAAATGGCACACAACAAACACGTCATTGATGGTGTAAATAAAGACGTAGGCATCTATGGCTGGGAAAAAGCAAGAGAATACTACCTCAGCCTCGCAGAAACGTGGACTGATCCTTATCCTGATCCAGTCGTCACCGTACACGATGGAGTTCGATGCGTACGAGATGATTTGATTACAGGAACAAAGGTTCGAGGTGGTGATTGTCTGATTTCAAGAATGAATCAATCGACAATTGTATATGTTCAACCTCGCACTGGACTTGCAGGTGTTTCTCTTCTTGATGTGGCCAAACGACACAATAAGAAAGTAAAGTTGTTCATGCCTTCTTCACAAACAATTTCTCATCATCAGGCATGCTGCATCGAACAAGGTGCAGATGTCGAGTTTCATCGTATCGCTGCGATGCCAAATCTGAACAAGATTGCAAAAGATTGGGCAGATTCTCAAGAAGATGCTTTCTTCGTTCCTCTTGGTTTAAAACATGAACTCGTCACTGCTGGTATTGTGAAGGCTGCATCGAAGATCGAAGCACCTGATGAAGTGTATGTTGCCATCTCGACAGGTGTACTTTCACGAGCAATGCAGATCGCGTGGCCAAATGCCAAGTTCCATTCAGTGGCAGTGTCTCGTAATCTGAAAGCTGGAGAACTTGGTCGTGCTGATGTCATCTCTGAGCCGATGCCATTTCAGCAAAGTGAGAAGCCAGAAAATCTTCCACCATTTCCATCGATCGATACATATGATGGTAAGGTGTGGAAGTATATTCCGAAGAATACTGGTAAGAACATCTTATTCTGGAATGTTGGTAAAGAACCAGAGTTGAACGATCCTACAATCTATGATCGCGTAAATAGTTACCGCGATTGGCAAAAAAATGATGTACAATTTGCCACGCTTGATGTATAAGGGATAATATGAATATATTACTTACATCCCCATTCACTCCAGTCTCTTCCAATATTCACTCGCACAGAGCAGCACAGGCTGCCATCTATGCAGAGCAATTGAGCGTCGAGTTTGGTAATGTCCATCTCGATCGCACGGGTGATATTCATCCAGATCCTGGATCGTTCGATCAAGTCTATACTTATCATGGCAACGATTGGTTTGGCTCTCTGAACCTTTTCGGCGGCATGAAAAATTATGGCAATATCGATAAGCTAATTCGATACTCAAAGCTAAAGGCTCCTGTCTACTCGTTATGGATCGATCATCCAAAGTACAGCGAGATGTTAAAGCCTCGACTTGATGGTGATATCCATCCTGATTGGCATCTCGTTGATTGGAAAAATCTAAAGAAACTTGAAGATACTGCCATCACGGTTCGTGAAATTGAAACTACGAACCGAGCAGTGGCTGGTGATAGTCACGCCATTTGCATGTATCGTCCAGGTTGGTTCGTTAATTCTGTTCCTTTCAAGACTCTTCACGGTGCGATCAAAGAAGGCCTACAAACTTTTATCGAACCTCATCATGAGATTGCTGAATTCTACTTTGGTAACATCGACGTTCGTCATCACCTCTGCCGTCGACCTAATCCTGAACAAGCGACGCGCGATCTTGCAAAGAAATACTACGAGCAATTGTATCAACTCGATCTTGCCAAAGTTTATGCATATGAATTACTTCCGATCGAGCATGAATCGCGAGTCCTTCCAAAGACCGGTTACTATAAAGGCTCACCATTCTACGGATCATGGGAACAAAGAAACAAATGTCGTCTTGTTTTTAAAGATGAAATGAAAAAGTTATGTGCACAAGGCAGTGTCAACTTTATCGAGTGGGTTGATCCACTTCTCAACGAGAGAGGTGAACTTGACTTTGAATGTATGGAGAAACCAAAATCTGTACACCTCTCTCGAAATTCATATCCACATTGGCAAGGAAGGAAATGGTCTGGATTACCTGAAACAAAACTCGCAACTCTTGAGGACTTTTTTATATAATGGCAAAAATCGAGTATAAATACAATGAAGGCGAATCTTTGAAGGAGATTCAGTCTTACATCGATGCTACTTACGAGCAGCACTATTCCCGAAATAAATATCAAGCAACAGAATTCATCATCGATGCTGGTCACGGGACTGGTTTTAATATCGGGAATATGATGAAGTACACTCAACGATACGGTCGTAAGGGTGATCCCGCCGAATGGCGAAAGGACCTTTTGAAGGTTATCCACTACGCAATTATGCAACTCCACGTTCATGATACTGAAAATAAGGATTAATTATGGGTATTGAAATTAATGTTCCAATGGAAGAGCTACGTAAGCGCAAGCTCTTTATCGCCGCACCAATGTATGGTGGCCAATGCGCAGGTATGTTTACACGCTCAATCGCAGATCTCTCGGCACTCTGCACACACTACGGAATCCAAGTCAGATTCTACTTCCTCTTCAACGAGTCTCTGATTACTCGAGCACGTAACTACTGCGCTGATGAGTTCATGCGTTCAGGTGATACTCACTTGATGTTCATTGACTCGGACATTGGATTCAATCCTAACGACGTAGTCGCACTACTCGCTTTGCAGAATCCAGATCATACGCAAGACAACTACGACATCATCGCTGGTCCATATCCGAAGAAGTGCATCAGCTGGGAAAAGATCAAGCTTGCGGTAGATAAGGGCATGGCTGACGAGAATCCAAACGATCTCGAAAAGTTTGTTGGTGACTACGTCTTTAATCCGACTGGTGAGACTCGCGAGATTCCGCTCGGTCAGCCAGTCGAAGTGCTCGAAGCTGGTACTGGTTTTATGATGATTCGCCGTAATACTTTTGAAAAGTTTGAAAAGGCTTATCCTCAGCAGTTTTACAAGCCAGATCACGTTCGTACTGAACACTTTGATGGCAGCCGTGAGATCATGGCATTCTTCGATACTCCGATCGACCATAAGCGTACGAACATGAACGCAGAACTCGAAGAATTCCTCAAAAAGAATCCGAAGGCAAAAGCCAAAGAGATCGTAGACTTTGTGAAAGATCCGAACAACGGCCTGCTGAAAGATTACTCGAAGCGTTATCTCTCTGAAGACTATATGTTCTGTCAGTGGGTTCGAAATGCTGGAATGAAAGTATGGCTTTGCCCGTGGATGGAACTGAAGCACGTTGGTTCTTATGTCTTCGGCGGTTCTCTGCCAGACATCGCGCGCATCGGTGCAGCAGCAACTGCAGATCCCGGTGCCATTGGAAAGAACAAAAAATAAGAGTGTACAATTAATACAATCGTTGGTATATTGAATATTCCGAACACATGGAGAGTTTATTATGAAATTAGATAATGATACGTTGCAGGTACTCAAGAACTTCTCGGCTATTAACAAGAACATCATGTTCAAGCCTGGAAATGTGATTCGTACTATTTCGAGTACAAAGTCTGTTCTTGCAAAAGCAACGATTAAGCAAGACTTCGAGAAGGGTTTTGCCGTATATGACCTCTCAAGGTTTATCGGCACTCTCTCCTTGTTTAATGATCCTGAGATTGAAATCAAGGACTCATACGT